CAGTTAACCCGTTCATCAATTGAAATCGTTTGACCGCATTTGCTGTTTTTGGCCCATATGCGCCATCAATTCCATTGTTCGGTGCTCCTTTGTCCGGATAGTAATAAAGAGCCGCCAACGCTGTCTGTATTTGTTTTACGGCTGCGCCCCTGATTAACGGGTTTGTGACTTTGAAAACACCATCAGGCAGGGGAAATTTTGGTTTATTGTTTGTTTTGGGCTTTGCTGCAGCCTTCTTTTGTGCGCCGCTTTTCAGCTCGTTATCACTCTTTATATAAGACACGTTCACGTATCCATGGAATGTCTGACCTTTTGAATTGGTGTACTCAATATAGCCCCATCCGTTCACAGTTGAACCGAGCTGATATTTTACAATCGTGCCATTCGGCAGGGTAAGCACCATAGAAGAGCCAGCACTTCGTTGTGTGCGCAAAACAAGCCCATCCTTTGCCACAACCGTATTTTTAATAAATCTTCCCGCGTCTGTATGAGTAACGGTTGAATTCGATAGCACAGGCACCGTTACAACCGTGCCGGCCATCCGCTTGTTAACGTGGGCTTTAAAATCGGTAAATCCCTGTGACCTGCTCACCCACGGCGCCGGGCAAATTTTGTGTGTAATGTCATAGTGCCGCACGATGTCATTGATCGGATCAAGTTTAAACTTCTTGCATAGCTCAGCGCAGACTTGTTCTGCACGGGCAATGGTATCCGGATGGAAAGTGCCGTTCTTTTCAATGCAAAGCTCCACGCCGATAGATAAGAAATTCGCATTCGGCTTCAGCGCCGCGACACCACGGTAAGGCTGCCCGTTGACGAATTGCTGAACGTCATTCGCATGATAGGCCACCTCATTCAACGGAATGATGCAAATAGCCTCTGTGCGATCGACAAAGATATGGGCCGATGCAAACGTCTGTTTTTTCTCAGATAGATTTCTGTTCTGTGCGGGGAGCGTTTGACCAAAGTATCTATAATGATTGGCAGCGGGCGCGCCGGGGTTTGCCGTGTAATGGACTACCAGTTTCTTCACGCCGTTGTTTTTGATTCCCGGCCGCGTCCATTTGTTAATATCAATATATTGGTTTCTGAATGATGACATAAAAATCTCTCCTATTCTGTTTTGAAATATAAAAGAGGCTGCCGAACGGCAACCCCTCATTTAATGAGTTTGTGGTGTTTCAGAATGGCTTTCTGTTTATTGCCTTTCTCAGTCACGTAGTTATTTTTAAACCACGCTGTCAACGTTGTACCAATTGTAAAAGCCGCCGATCCGACGGTATACAATCCATTCACAAGTTGAGTCACCTGGCTGTCTGTAATCTCTAGCGGAGACTTTCCAAACATCAGCATTGTTTGGTTAATTAATGCAATAAAAAGAAGCACAGTCCGAATGACCGTACCCCTGTCTCTCATATTCAACATGAAGAATCCTCCTATTTTTCAATTTTCATTTGAATTTCGTCCAGCTTATCAATGACAATTTCATATTTATCACTGAATCTTGCTAAAAGCTCATTTTGAGAATCAATTTGCCCGTATAACTTCGCCTCCCGCTCTCTGCTCGTTTTCATGACATAATACAGCAGGGAGCAAAATAACACCGCAAACGGCCCCTGAGTCATCAAATACTGCATGATATCCATTTCCATTGTTGACGTCTCCTTTTTGACAAAATAAAAACACCTTTAGGTTACAGGTGCCGTTTCATTGTTCTTTACTTGTTCACTCTCAGTAGTGCTGCCAGTTGACTCAGAAGACCCGGCCGAGGGTGTGGCATCGCCTGCCGTTTCCGTTGACTCTTCTCCGTAATCCTTTCCGGTAATCTCCTTAAATTGATCGGGAGTAATGGCGCCGCCTTCCACACAAAATGAAATATCAAAACCCCATTGATAATAAACCTGTGCATCTGCATATGTTGGAAAATTCATGTGTTACTATTCCCCTTTCTGTAATGTCATGACTGCTTTAGTCAATTGAATAATTTGATCTTGCATTTGCTTGATGGTTTGACTATCCGTAATGTGCTGCTGCACAAGGGAAACAATTTGCTCTTGGGCCTGCTCCATTGGGCCGGGCGTATTCAAATCATTAATGACGGGATTTTGATAATCCGGGTTAACAATCAGTGCACCATCAGATAATTTGTAACGGAACGGATTGGAAATAAATTCAGCCGTGGCAAATTCATCCGATATCTCAATTGCTTTATCCAGTTCCCCCACCAATGCATAAGCTGCTACTTCGTTGTTTTCATTTAGGACAATTTGCAATTAAAAGACCCCCTTGATACTCGAAATATAGATTTCGGGGTTACTGATTTCCATTTTTTCAGTATCCAGCGAAAGACATTCTGTAACAACTAATGTCTTTCCGTCCGTGTACTTCAGTCTGATTTCATCTTGATACATGCCTTTCCCGTTGCTTTTTAGGCCGGCATTGTTGATATAAAAAACAGTATCGACCGGGACGGGGCGCTGCGTCGAAACATAGTAATAGTCCGTTTTAAAATGGACTTCAAAAAGGAAATAGCTGAAATTAGAAATATCGGCAGCCAGTTTAATAGTATCCCCCGCTTTCGCGCTCCCTGAAAACAATAGAACTGGTGATTTTGACACCCAATTACGATAGGCTCCCTGATATTTTTCAATATGCCAATCAGATCCCTGCAAAGTCACTAAACCATTATCCTGATCACTGAAAACTGCAAAAATAAATCCATTTGCATTGTCGCCGTTTAATTTAGGCGGCAGGTTTTGAGTTGTGGAATTATACCAATAAACGCCGGTACTGATAATGTCATGAATGTCTGCTAAAACAACGGGTGTTGTATCCATTTTGTTAACGATAGCTGTATCAATCTTTTGTTTCATTTCTCCAAGATCAGCGGACACGCTTTTTCCCAAATTATCAACTACGCTGTTGAATTGACTAATTTGATCATTGAGGGTTCTCATATCATTTTCATATTGGCCGGTGGTGACAATATCACTGTTTTGAATTTTAGTATTAAGCGTGTTTAATTGCTCTTGCAATGATTGAATCGTTGTTTTAGTGCCCTCTATGATATTTTGTGTTGCGTCCTGGTCTGATTTAATTTGTTCTAAAAAGTCTTCATAGGCTTGTTTGAGCTGCGCCTTCAAATTTTCAAAATCAGAAATAAAAGAGACTGAATTGATACCCATTTCCACTTTGTTCTCAAGCACTTTGATTTTAAACTCTAATGTGGTGTCTGTCTGACTGTCTCGGCTCACTTTAAAGAATGCCTGTTCATATTCCCCCATCGCTGCAAATGCTTGGTAAGGGAACACATAACGAAAAATCCCGCCCTGGGCATTAAGGACAATACCGCCGTTTGTATCAATAATATGCGTGCCGTCAGGCTTCAGCCCTTCGAAAGAGACAGTTTTCCCGGTTAGATCATAAGGCGTACCGTTTGATATGACTGATACCGTCACCGCTTTTAAACCGCCGTCCCCCACTCTTCCAATGATAAGCTGCTGGTTAATTTGCTCTAAATGTGCCTTGCTAATATCAAAAACTAAATCTTGATTTGCCATGTTTTAAACGCTCCCTTATCCGTAGTAGTAAAAATAATTCCGGCAAATTTCTTGGAAAATAATTTGATGCCCGATCTCATTCGGGTGCAACCCTTCTGACATACACATCTTTCTGAATGCAGGATTGTAAGGATCAAATAAATCCGTATAAAACATGTCAGCATACGGGACAGAAAGCAGCGTACACACTTCCTTTTGTGCATCCACATAGTCGGCCAATGTCAGGCCCAATTTGTTTTTATCCGTATCCCGGCGGACTATTTTTCCGTTTGTAATCTTCGCTTGTCGTGTGGCAGTCATCACGATGATCTTACAGCCTTTATTTCTCATACGGAGCTGTTGAATGACTTGATAAAAACCGCCGTAGAATTTTGTAATGTCTTTTTCGTCTGTCCCTACATCAATGCTGTTACACCAGTCATCATCCGTTCCCTGTACAATGACAACATCGTTCCCGGACGTTTTAAGAGCCTGCTGATAGATATTGTTGTTTCCGTTATTGCTCATGTTAACGCCACTGACAGAAAGGTTTATGACCTCGGCCCCCGTCCGTTCTTTCAAGATATCCCCAAAGCTGTATTGAGCGCGTAGCCCGTGGGCCACACTATCCCCCAAAATAGCGATTTTCTTTGCGTTGAGCAGATTGCTTTTCTTAATAAAATCAACACTGATATGGCCGCTGTCGGTGATATTTAAAAGCTGATTTAACTCATTACTATTTTGTGAGTATGCTGTTTCCGCCGCGATTCGTTCCGATAACGTGGCGTGTTTGACGTTTTTACTGTCTGTTTTCGCCTGTTCCACTTGCTCCGTAACCTCTAATGGTGACATTTCGGGAGCAATTAATGACCTAATTTCCTTATACATTTCCTCATTATTTTCTTTGATCTTTTGCTCAATTTCTTTCATATTACTATCGGATTGAAAATTGTTTAGAGCATCTTCAATCTTGGTGAAATTGCTATCTAGCGCATCACGAAACTCACCACCAAGACTTGTTGGTAAGTCTTTATTTAACTCAATCATAAATCTTCCCCTTTCTTCATCACACTCAATGTACCATCATCATTTACACCAATGAGAAACGCTGTCCCATTTGGTGACTTTAATTCCAATGATTGTTCACCGAGCTGCATAGTCTTTTGTTTGTCTTCATCTGTGTAATCATTTTTAGAAAGTGTATATCCTGATTTTTTATCAACTTTACTATCTAAAGCTAATTGAGTAGCCGTGTTGATATCATCGGGGTTAAATCCAATTACAGCGCTCATATGTGTTTTAGGGTAAAACGGAACATTCTTCGAATCCCTCAACTGCACAATATCAGTCATTTACCTCACCTACTTTTTCCAAGATCAATCTGGAATTCCAAGTGATTGATACAGCATTTTGGATATTGTTGATAATCGTATTTGTCTTACTCGATTTCTGATATGCTAAGTTAGCCTTTTTAGAAATTTGTTGTTGAACGGATAACATGTCCTTTTTAGCATTACTTAGTGTTAATTCAATTGGTTTAGAATCATCAAACGGACTATCCTTGATCCCAACAATCGGAACATCGACATCTAATGCCATAGGCTCTATTATAGCCATCCAAACCTCCCCAATTTGCGGAGTGTCTTTCCCATAATAGTTGAGGGTGAATGTGGTTTCAGGTACATCTTGAAGTGCCTTAAGAGCTTGCTGATCTGTATACTTTTTTGTTGTTGCATCTGTGTCCGTTGAAAGATCAACCGGTTCACTAAACGATTCCCCAAACCTTGAAACATTGGGTGACGTGTATATGTAAGGTTCAAAGAAATAGTTGTCATGTTGGTCTTTATAAGGGTAAACCCAACACATTGTGCGTATATTTGTTTTGTCTAATGACAAGTTAATATCATCCGTATTGTACAACCAGCGAAATTGCTTTTGTGTCAATTGCTTAAAGTTGGCTTCGTCCATAAAGATTACTTTTTTATTGTCCGCCTTAATAAAACATTCAAAGGTATCTATTAGGGTATTGATAAGAGTTACGGAATCAGAGTTTCCGAATTCAGTAATTTTTTTCTTAATCTTGAACGTGCCTTTGATTTCATAGGTATAACCATACTTGTTTCCTTTAAATAAGTAATCAAGATACTCAGCCAACGTGTGCTCAGGTTTACTTTCTTCGTCGTAATCAGCATCCAACACATCTTTAGGTCTTATTTTCTTTTGAATTTCAAAATAAACATGAGTTGCTGTAACACTAAGTGTTTGAGAATTCCCGTTTACTACTGGATTAATTTGTTGTATTACAAACTCTTGTCCATTGACAATTAAAGACGCATCGTCACTTTGAAGAAGATTAAACACAAATTCGTTGTGTTTTGTTTGGACTATGTTGAATGTTACTTGCCAGTTAGTTAAATTGGTTTCAACAGTCCGTTCAAAGTCTGAAAACCCTGTAACAATTTCTTCATAATCTTTAGTCTTAACTAAAAGGATTTCCATAAAGAACACCTATAAGTAAAGGAATCTTGTATTAAAAGCTATTACTGGGTTTGAGCAACCTGTAATTAAAAATTGATTCCAACCTTTAGCAAGAGTAATGACACCATGATTTGTGTCACGTCCACATCTCGAATTATTCAAATAGGGATCAAACCCATCTAACAACAAAGCATCTGAAGCATTCATTTCTTTATTTAGTTTAAAGACATCGCCTGTAGTTTTGTTTGTGATAACAGGTTTACCTACACAAGTTAATGCAATTTCTAACATGTTGTATTTCAAAGGATTAATTGTAATATCCGAAGCATTGAACACTGAAAACTCACTTGTGTTAAACACATATGACAGTTCTTTATCTGAAGGTAAATTCATACCGATTTGCCAGGATCCATCATTAAAAACAAATGGTGCTTCAAGAGTGGTTTTCACTGCTTCCCTAAAACCCGAAGGCAAATCAAATTCAACTGTAAATGACATATCAACCATGTTAATTCTGGTCGTTTCATATGGTTTCGCCAAAACTCTATATCGGATCCCAGGCATTAACGATGTTCTAATATGGTATGCTTCTCTTTCAAACAGGAAGGCATGAATAGCTTTACACCCTAATTCAAAATCAAATAAATCCCTTCCTTTAAATAAAAAATTGGCGCTTACTGTACGAGCACCATAAACTGCTTTACCGGCTTCAATTTGACCATCTAGCCCCGGATTAGTTAAATAATTCTGGGTTATTGATGGAGCAGATACTGTCATATCTAAAAACTGCAGACCACGTAGGTCTACAGTTTCAGATAAAAGTTGCTCTTTTCCGTTTTTCTCAACTATTAAATCTTGAAGTATACTCACCTTTAACCCCCTTGCATGTAAGAATTAATCCCTAGAGCATTTCCGTTTACTTCATTCAAGAATTTGGCCAACGTTTTAAGAATATTCCCTTCGTTGGTATTCATATTTTGTCCTATGGCTGATTGTAACAATTGATTAGTTCTTTCTTGAGAGAACAGTATCTTGGTAAGAAGGTCTTCAATCCTATTAGTGTTAGACTCAGACTTCTTATTAGGCAATTGTTCAATTGAAGCATTTGCCATCTTTTGCAATCCGTTTATAGCTGCCGTTCCATCTATCGGGATAATATTTTTTGTGATGGAATCCGAGACGTGAAGGGCCGCCCGCGAAACGTTGCTGATGCTGCCAGTCAGACCATTCACAAGACCATCACCAAAGAAACCCATAAGCCGCACTGCAACACGAGAAGGCGAATGAATGTCTAATCTCTTCCGGATTGAATTTTCGATATTGTGTGCGATTTTCTCGGCAGCAGATGAAACATCCTTTTGACTCTTTTTCAACCCATTTACAATTCCGCTTACAAAATGGCCGCTGAGTGTTATCCCGGTGCTTTTATATTTTTTATTCGCCGATTTCATGGCATTTCCCAACGTATTTACGGCATCATTCACGCTTGATTGATATTTAGCCTTTGCTGTTTTTAAAGCCTTGTTAAGATCAGTTTTCGCAGCCCCGTATGAGGTTGTGAGATCACCCAAAGCATTTGCTGTCTTGGTCTTTTCCGAGTACGCTCCTTTGTAAGACTTCCAGTCACTTGCAGACAGGCTCAACAATGCCTCTACGTCTGCATTTGCGGAAGGCCCTTGTTGCAGCAGTTCATTAATCATCTTTTTAGAGGCGCCGCGCCGCTGTAATTTCTTTATATTCGATGTGAATTTTTTATAAAGAGAATTTTGTGATTTAAGATTACGCAGCAGGCCCACCCCGGACACTTTCGATTGTTCCGCCTTATCAAACATTGCAAAAGTCGTGTACGCCGTGTTTCTGTTTTCATTCAAAGCCGATTGATACGTTTTTTTCGCATCTGCCACCGCATTGTTATATGTTGTTCTGATTGTTTTCATTGTGCTGTCAAACTTATTAATTGCGTTGCCTATCGCGTTATTATAGGAGCTGATTTGCTTTGCAATGGCTTTACTTGACGCACCAATTGCCGCAACAATGCGGTTACGTTGTGTCGCTGTTAATTTATGATTCTTTTGAATGGCTTCAAGTCGTACCCTTTCGGTTTTGGCTGAAATTTTCCCGGCCCTGTAATCTGTAATGATCGTTGAAATGCTGTCAGAAATTTTCTTACTGAGTTCAGCCGCTTTTTTCTTTGCCGCTGCTGCAGCCTTTTGTTTTTTTGCCTCCTTACTCAGTGTTTTGTTGTTGGCCGCCGGCCGTGTCACATACTTTATAATGGTTCTCGTTTTTGTTTTCTTTGAGGAACCCGATTTTGTTGAATGACTTTTGGGTTTTTTCCGCCAATATCCTTTTACGTAGGTTCCGTTATCTCGGTAATAGCCATCAACCCAAACCTCATTTGTCCCTTTCGCAAAGTGCCCCACTTGCTCTTTAAACGCTTTAATAGACGGCCATACTTTCGTGCCTTTTGGTAGGTTTGCGAAAAGAGTCGGCACGTTCGGACTTACACCAAACCGGCCCTGTGGCGTTAAATATGGTTCACGCTGCCCGCCGTCGCCCAAAACTGCCGGGCCGCCGTTATGATGATCCGTACCGGTAGCATATCCGATGTATTTACGTCCATGAGCCAGCGCCTTAATGCCGGGTACATTCGCGATCCCGTGATACCTTGATTCAATATATCCGATTGCTGACGCTACCTGGTCTATCGGGTTCAGCCATTGTTTATGACCAGCCTTGGCATAAGATGCAAACGTTGTTTCAATCATCTGCATTAACCCGGCAGACGGATGACCGGCCCGCCAGTTTGAATCCCATTTGTTCACATGGGAACCGGCTGTGCCACCGGATTCATGTATCGCTATTGTCTCTAAACCTTTTTCCCATGCGGCGCCGCTTACGCCTGCAATCTTCATTCCTTTTTTTACCCATGATTTCAGGGAGCCGGAAACCTTCACATCGCCAGTATCAATGCCGCCGGATGCAAAATCAGTCAGTTTGTCTTTCACGCCGCTGATAATCTTTTTAATTATCCCTTTTCCCATATCAAGGACGGAGCCGCCCAGCTTCCCAAGCGCGGAGCCGGCGAATTTAGAAACAACCGTATTTAATAATTTCGTCGGATCGGATAAATAATCATAGATATTTGATCCAATGTCTTTAAGTTTGCTCCAGCCGCCCTTAATAAAGTCTTTTGCAGAACCGAGCCAAGTTCCAATTGAAAATTTCGGCAGTGTCCCGCTTTTCATTAATTGTTCGGTTTTGTCACCGCCTAAAATTGACGTACCTCGCGGTAGATTCATGACGGTATCTGTGTTTGGAGATAGGGCCATTTCCCCGTTTGGAAAACGCATTAATTCATGTTTACCACCATCACCAACATGAGCAAGCCCGCCGGCGAATGCGTTCGGATCACCCTGCCATGTTCCTTTTGCAAAGTAAGGAATATGTTTCAGTTTAACGTCGTCGATCGTTGGCATATCAACTTTTTTAAGAACCCAGTTTACACCGCCAATGACGCCATTTGTTACACTTTCTACGCCATCAATCAGTTTATTCCCTACAAAAATCCCGGCATTTCCAAGCGCTTTAGCTCCGCTTTTAATCCCGTCAGCCATTTTTCCGGGCAGTTTCTTAAAGAAAGAAATAATATCCCCGCCGACTTTAGAAACCTTTTTCCACATCTTCCCTAGCGTTCCGCCTGTTATTTTATTCAAGAAATTAAATCCGGCCTTGAAATGTGATTTAACAAGCTTCACGCCCTTTTTAACAATGTCTTTAACATCGTCCCAAAGTTTGTCCCATCGGCCATGAAAAAAATCAGAAAAGGTTTTTAGAATGCTCTTAATTAATTTTGTTGCGCTGTTAAATTCGTCCTTTATATCCCCCCATGTATCGCCAAAATGCTTAGACAATCTTGTAAAAAGCTTTTTGCAGTATTTGACCGATGAAGAAAAAGCTTTCTTCACGCCCGACCAAACAGAGTCAACCACTTTTCGGAATCCCTTAAAGTGTTTATACGAATAGATAACTGCAGCTACAAGCAGGCCAATAGCCGTAATAACAAGCCCGATGGGATTCGCTTTTAAAGCAACATTTAATACTCTTTGAGCGACCGCCCATGCTTTTGTTGACGCTGCCGCGACCCTTTGAGCTGTTGCCACTGCAAGTATTTTCACTTTTTGTGCAACCCAAATACCCCCTGTTTTCGCAAAGGATAGAGACGCTTTTGTCATTGTTTTTATGCCTTTTGCTGTAGCTTTTGAAGCTACACCAATACCGACAATTGTTTTTTTGATACCAGTAGCAGCAAGACGAGCCGTCCATTTAAAAGATTTTCCGATGGCCTTACCGGAGGCAGTAATCCCCCGGCCCGCAGCCTTAACACCTGACCACGCCAGTTTTCCAGTCCACTTAAACGCTTTGCCGATTCCTTTTCCGAAAATCTTAATTAATGAGCCGGTTTTCTTCACACCGCTCCATACCAGCTTGCCCGTCCATTTGAAGGCTTTTCCGATCCCTTTGCCAAATATTTTAATAGCTGAACCGGTCTTCTTTACGCCGCCCCATGCCAGTTTTCCAGTCCATTTAAAACCCTTGCCGATCCCTTTTAAAACTTTGTTGGTCTTCGTTCCTTCCAATCTTGCATTTTTGAAGAAGGTAAAAGGTGATTTCGCAACAAAGGAGACGGCCCGACCTAAACCCATGAGGCCGGACGTTGTAATGCTGATAGCTTTAAACACAGCCCCTAAACCAATAGCAAGAGGGGCGAATACTGCAGTCAGAGCCGCAACGGTACCAATTGTTTTCTTTGTTTTGGGTGACAGATTTTCAAATTTCACAAGTAATTTATTAAGATGCTTTACAAGCGATGTCACAGACGGCAGCAGGGTTGCTGATACTTCCATAGCAAAGTTTTTGGATGTTTCTTTGAAAATATCAAGCTGTTTTTTCCCTGACTTCATCATGCGGTTTGTAACGGTTCCGGCATAATCCGTCTTTTCGGCATTCTTGATTTTCGCAGAAAACTTGTCCAGGTGCTCCCCTGATTCCGTCATTAAGGCGGTAATAGTAGGAAGAGAAGTCCGGCCAAACATGCGGGAAAGTAAATTCCCTTTTTCCTCGGTTCCCATTCCTTTTGTTTTTTCGCGCAACTGTTCCACAATTTCGGACAATCTCAACAAGTTCCCGTGTGAGTCACTTGTTTTAAGGCCAATGTCGTGCATTGCATTAGCTGCCTGTCTTGACGGCTTAACAAGGCTAGCCATAACTCCACGCAGGCCAGTACCGGCGGACGTTCCCTCCACGCCGCGCCTTGACATGACTTCAAGGTATGCTGCCATATCTTCCATTGAGTAGCCGACGGATTTAGCATAATCCCCTACATAGTTCATGGAATAGCCCAATTCTGTGAATTTAGCCGATCCATGATCCGCCGCGTAAGTCATGGCGTTTGTAACTCTCGTCGTGTTCTCGGCCGTCTTTGCCGCTGACTTTGACTTGTCAAAAAATTGCTCCATGACGTTCATAGAAACTTTTGTTGTTTCTTTAAATTCAGATCCCGCAGCCGTTGACGCTTTAATCATTTTTTCAACCGCAGCAATGGCTTGCCGGCCGGTATCACCCTTACGGATCATGGTTTCATACGCATCACCGATTTTTTGGACAGAAATACCGTATTTTCCGGATAGCTCCGTCGCTTGCTTTTCCATGTCCTTTGTAATCTCTCCGGCCTCTTTCGCAGATTCCCCGTCAGATTCAAGCAAGGACTTAATGTCCGTCATTTTCCGTTCAAATTCAACGGCCTGCTTTGTTCCGTAAACAAATGCCCCTCCAATGCCAAATGTGGCTGCTGTCATTGAATGGCCGGCACTCGTTAATTTATCGCTGGCCCGGTTCACAGAATCCCTTAATTTGTTGACGTTATCGCGAAACGTTAAACTGAGTTTTGAAGAGCTACCCACTTGCCTATTGAGTGTTTTATACCGGCTGACAGCAGATGCTTGTGCCGCTTCCAATTCCAAAATGGCTGTGCGTTGCTTTTTGGTTGCGATATTGTCGGCGCCTTTTTTCTCTATTAATTCCTGTAGTTTCAGCTTTTCTTTTTCAATAAGCTGGTTACGTTCCTTAATCTGATTTCCAAGGCCCTTGTATTCTTCTTTATTGGCCCGGAGCGCTTTGCCCTGGGATTTGAATTTGTTGATCGCTGCCGTTGTTTCCCTTGTTAATAAAGACAGGTTTTCCCGTACAAGGCTTGTCCCTCTCTTTTGATCATTCATAGCGATCTCAGTATCTTTCAATTCTTGACGGTAAAGCGCCTGCCTCCGGGTTGTATTGTTGATTTGATTTGCGTAACGCATAGCCGCTTCGCTATTCTTCCCATACTTTTCAACGGCCTTGTTATACGATTCTGTCAGCTTTTTAACTTGTACGTCTTGTATCTTGATCGTCCGGCTTAATCCGTCATACTTTGCGCCCAACATGCCTAATTGATCCCCGGCATTTTTGAAAATTTGAAACTCAGCTTTCCATTGGCTGGTAGATGCCGCAACAGTGTTTTTAATAGCTTTTAAACTTTGCGTTACTTTTGTTCCATCTAAACCAACTTTAATGACAACACCCTCGGCCATGTTCTCCCTCCTTTCTTACGTAATCGAATTAAAGAATTCTTCCCCCGTCATCACATGCGCGTCTTCCGATAGCACATCTAAAAGGCCGTAATAATCTGCTTCGTCGATATCACGAAACGACCATCCGGCCTCCATCAAATTTCTATACATTTTTTTAAAGTTTCTGAGGGCCTCGGCTGCTGTTACTCCTGTGCCTTTAGCGCTACTTCCTTTAAGCCCTCTTCCTCGTTTCCCATGACGATATCCATAATCCCCTCAATTGTTCGCATAAGTTTACGTGCGTCTATTCCATCATAAATAGAATCCATCGTTACTTTTTCATCACTGAAAACATCGGCAACGAACGTGACCATTTTATCTAAACGTACCGCCTCTGACAGATTTTCATTTTTATCCATTTCATCCTGCAATGCCAACGCTTCACGTACTTTACGACTAGATATAAACCCCTGTTCATAGACTACTTTTTCACCTTTTTGATTGAGTAATTCGATTCTTAACATGTTCATTTCTCCTTTTCGGTTTCAATTTTTCGGATTAAAAAGAGGCCGGGATTTCCGGCCCTGCAAAGTGTGATTTTATGCAGCTTGTGTATCAGAAGGACGGATAAATTTTTCCCATGCTTCCTGTGAAAAATCTTTATCCCCCTCGTTTGCTTTACCGTAAACCAGCCCGTCAGAAGATCGGGCAATAAATTCCCCTGAAATTTTATCTTGCGCCGTTTGTACGTTTGCATCATTTGTCTTTAGATCGGAATCCGGCGCGCCGAACATTCCTTTTAACAGACCAACATGGAGCTTATTTCCGTTTATATCAGATGATAAGCATTCCACAGACACAAACGGCGGCTGCGTATCCTTTCCAAGCTGATAGATGCCGTTTACTTTTTTCATACCGGTAATTTCCGCCATGCAGTCATCCGGTAAATTATAAATAGATAGCTCGCATTTCACATCTCCGGTGCCTTTTGCTGAAACATCAATCGCCATATTTGACGCGTAGTTTTTTGTTTTAGTCGGTGCCAGCCCCGTGATATTTGCCTCAACAACCCCGTTTTTATCTTGCTTCCCATCCAACACATATTTTTTATCTGTTGCTTTTTCGTTTTCATCTAAGACGGTAATAACAATAGATTCAAAACCCACCGTTGCCATTCATCATCATTCCTTTACTTAATTTTTTGTATTAAAAAAAGCCACTGACTGCAGTGACTAATTCACACTTGTTTTTTTGAATTTTGCCGTTAAATAGAGCTTTTCAATATCCGGATCAACGGATATGTAACTCTCGAAAGAATAAAAGCCGTTTGACTCAAAGTAATCATTTAGTAAGTCGTCATATTGTTCAGCCAAACTGTCGTCATACTCATACCAAATTTGTATTTGCACAGACGTTTGAATTTCTCGACTAAAATTACTTGCATATCCCGCCCTTTTGTTGAGAATATGACTTATTTTCACAATGGCGTTCTTTGCATCTTTTAAACCCGTGCCGTCCGGGAGGATAACCGGAACCGTATGCATAAAAACGTAATCTTCATTAATCATTAACGGATTGTCCTGGGCAGTGAGAAGGTCATAAGCTTCAGTCAGTAAGCTCATAAACCGGCAACCTCCGTATCAATGACGTGCTGCATGGTTGCTGTTACCGTCTCCCTTGTTTCTGCCACGGTTTTCTCCGCGAAATGCTGCGGCGGCTGATGAATTGTGCCGTCGTTTACAAAATGGGATCGCCAAGCCGTATCCTTTCCATAGCCAACCGTTACCTCGCCCAATTTGTCAGGCTTTGAAATCACGATATCGTCACGCATATGTTTAAACTCATGGGATTCCCCTGTTTTAGCCTCAATTTGCCGCTGTGCTTTCCATTTCCGGTCAGATTCATTTTCGTAAGGGGTATTTACCTTTAAAGCTTCTTTAACGATCATAGCGCCCGCTAATGTCGCTTTTACGCCTCCGCTTTTTGTCCGGTAAGCCACTTTACGGAGTTGAGCATCTAAACCGGTCATATCTACTTCCACACTCATGTTATCGCCTCACAAATGATGGTTTTCCATTCGTAATTAACGGTATCCGGTTCAATGTCTACGATTTTGTATTCTGTTCCTTTATGGGTGATCGTCATATCATTTGTAATTTTAAAAGGAAGATTTTGACGAACAACAAATGTTATTTTGTTGGCAATGCCTTCCCCCAGGTTATTAATTCGATCTTTTAAGCGTTGCCGCCACACCGCGGCCCAAACCGTAGCAACCTCAACCGGCCCCATTTTCGGCACCCCGTTAATTTTGGTTGATTTTTGAACATTAAACGTAATTCGCTCGTTTAAGTCGCCTGTTTTCGCTATTGGCACCGTTTTTTACCTTCCTTCTTGTTTTTGCAATTGTCGTAAATACTTGCCTTTCAACTGTATGATAGAGGGCGTAATCCCAAATGGGATATCACGCACCTCTACGCCGTTTGAAGTAGCAGACCGGTTTTTATAATAGTGATCCACCAATCTCATAACTGCTACGTCAAAAATAGGGTTATCATCGTAAAAACCAGCAATCTTATCCCCTACAGCAGAAATAAGGGTGTCAGCCGCAGCCTTAATATATTTCTCCAATAATTTGTCATCAGCGTCAGTATCGATCCTTACCGCCGCTTTCACCTCGGACAGAGATACTGCCATTTATCTCACTCCTTTACCCTGCTGTTGTTGCGGATGCTGCTGGCGTTTCATCGGCAATACCTTTAAAGCTCGCAAAAACAACCGCTTCCTCATCCCACAATTTCACGTCAAACCGGTCAATAGCGCGGATTTTGGTTTGATCTTTTTCAAAAGCGCCGGCGCCGATATTTGTCATCATGATAGAAAGCTGTTCCCGGTCAAATAAAACCACAGCCTCTTTTAAATCACCAGCAAATAGAGGGTAAATAGGCGCTTTATCTGTTCCGCCGTTTGGTAAATATTTGTCTGAAATAACCTTGATTGGCTTATCCAATAACATTAATTCTGTTGGGTTCTGCGGGTTCGGCTGTAGCAAATAACGGCCGAATGCACCTTTAACCTTGTCCAAAACATTAAAGCCGCTTTGATTTGTAATAAAAGATGAAGTCAGTTTGATAGCTGGATCGAGTTTCACATTCATAACGTCTTTGATATCATCCACATTTGCAACGGTCTTTTTCTGTGCATCAGGCAGGCCGTTTAATACTTGGATAATTTTCGCATTCCGCGTTGCTGTTGATTTTTTCGCCAACCAATCAGTAATCCACGCGATAATTTGTTCCGCCGACTCTTTTAATAGTGTGTTAGTAATGGTTGAAATGCCCGCATACCGCTGAATTAAGTATCTCAGAATGCTTGCAGATGGATCGTCATTCTCGTTTATTTCATCGCTTTCATTGTCGATATTTTTAAACGGTGTTACATCGCTTAATTTTTCAATATTTCGGCTTCCTGAAAGGGACGTTACCGGCACCACATTAACGTATTGTTCCAGGGCATCAAACTGACGTTTTAGTTTGTTGACCGCAGTTTGGATATCTTGCGGGATCGTCAAGCCAATCCCTTCCCCGTTTTCATCCAGTTTGGTAGTCACGGCCGCGCTCGGTCTGCCGCTCAATAGGTCTTTAAAATCTTTTATAAATTGATCTTTTACATCCGCTGCCGTAGAAGGGATATACGGGGCCTGTTTCGCTTGTTTAATAGCTGCTTTTTCGGCTTCTTCCATCTGTTCTTTTGCAATGTCTCGTTTCGCCTGAGCTGCTTGTAGCTTTGCCTTTAAGCCCTCGACTTCCTCCGCGGTTACTTCATCGTCAACAAGTGCAAGCTGTAAATTGTGTTGTGCATCAGAAACCCGCTGCCCCGCATTAATCCAAGTATTTTTTAGGTCTTCATATGTCATCGTTTAAACTCTCCTTTAAGAATCTGTAATTTCTTATTCAGTAATTTTGGTTGTTTCGCGTCTATAGATTCAGGTTCTTTGAGTGCGTGCGGCACATTTCGATAACGAGAAAATAATGCAGAGGAAACGCAAGCTGCCGCTTGGTTTGCTGCTGTAATTTCATCCGCAAGACCGTAAGAAACGGCTTCACTAGCAGATAACCACGTTTCGTTATCCATCAAGGAATCTAATGTTTCCTTTGTCAATTTGTCGCCCGCTTTTTCAAGATATGACGCTTTCATTGACTCAGAAATTTTGTCAAGGACATCAGCCTGCTTTCTCATTTCATTGGCGTTTCCCATCGCTATTGTCCACGGATTATGAACCATCATCATAGCGTTTGAGGGCATAAAAATAGCGTCACCCGCCATTGCGATGACACTTGCGATTGAAGCAGCTAACCCATCAATATATACGTTAACGAATGCTTTATGCTGTTTGAGCATGGAGCAGATGGCCACGCCTTCAAATACAGAGCCACCGGGCGAATTAATGTGTACATTTAAAACACTCATATCTCCCAAAAGGTCTAAATCCTGCTTGAATGAGGCGGCTGAGGTATCTATTTCATCCCATTCATAACCGCTTGTGACCACTTCGCCAAAAATAAAAACATCCGCGCTGCTGTCACCGGATGCCTTCATACTCCAATACTTATTTTTCGCCTGATTTTTTTTCATTTTTGCTTTCACCCCCTTTACGTTCAGAAACCGGCGTTTCGATTGGGTACAGGTCGCCGCTAATCCATAATTTATTAGCGTTTTCATCAGGATCGGGTGGCTGCCCTTCCTCTAATCTCACCTCATTGGGGCGCATCCACGAATTTCTCACTGCCGTTTGATAGTATTTTTGTCGGGTCTCTGTATCACCGCGCAGCAGTGAGTTGACAATAAAAGTAAACTTATAGCCTCTTCGCTTTTGATCCGGTGTCAAAATCTTTTTGTTCAGCTCTTCTTCATATTGTTTGAGGGTAGGCATCAGATTGTTTGTTACAAATTCTAAATTAAGCTGCTCTAATGATGAAAAGCTGGATGTATTATCACCTAAGAAGTGCTCAGGCACGTTGTACACCATAGCAACACGGGATCTTGTCACTTTATCAATATCAATCAATTTCGGGTCTACAACTTGACGCTCAACCCGTGTAATTGTGATCCCGCTTTCCTCGACCAGCAAACCGCCATTATCTCGATAAAATCCCGCTATTGCTTTGATATGTGCTTCCTTTTGGTCTTCATCTAAGCTTCCATCAAACCTTACAATAAGCCCCTCATTTGTGCCGTTTAATTGATTCATAGATATTTTTCTTACTTCGTGATCATAGTCAATCGTGTTCTTTAACAAGTCAATTGGGTTCATCCCCATAACTTGACCGAACCGCGCATGTTTAAAATGGAGCATTTCACTATAATGGACATACATTGTTTGTTGATTCGGTGCATTATCAACGGAGGAAACGGCGTAATACAACTCACCAGACGTTATATCAAGCACTGGCTCACAACATCCCGGCTTTACAAGGGCCATATCAACAATTTGCCCGTTCACATTGCGGAATAACTGAACAAAAGCATTCCCCTTTAAATTCCGGATTGTTTCAATGTCTCTAAAAAAATCGAATCGGGTAAAGTATCGCGGCCCATCCCTCAGCAAATTAAAGCCGGCACAATCAGACGGCTGCTGAAAATTGTCATCAAATAATTTTAACGGCAGACTAGCAAACGTATTTCCCAATCGGCTCACTGCACTGAATATCGCTTCGTTCATATCTGAAGCGCTGCTAAAATAGTCACCTTGGAAACTCATGTGATGCGTAACCGGTTTTTGAAACGTAACCCGGTTAAAAAAACGTTTAAAAATCTCCTTTAATCCCAAAGCCTCACCCCCTACATGTTTTTTAAATCGGCAACGGAATAATATTTCACTTTCCCGGACTTTTTCGGCTTGATTATCATAGGAATTACAAACGTATGGGCCGTTAATGCCGCGGCCACCCCGTCTATTTTGCGATTCTTGGATTGTTTCGTAGGCATCCAGTTATTATTGCGATCTTTGACCATTCTTACATTGTTCAGATACCAACGGAAAAGCTTGTTATTGTTAAAAATAACCTTCCCGTCTAACATCAGTTCTTTAAAGTTCTGCATTGGGCCACCAAGCGTTTTAAAGCCTTGAATTACTATTTCCGTTTCAAACCCATGTTCTTCAAGAGCTGCGTTTAAAAATAACGCTTTGGACTTGTCGTAACCAATTTTCTTTATCTTGTACAGCTTAGATTTCTCAATAAACCAATCCAAAACAACCTCGTAATTGACGTATTCAGCCTCCGGGATAATGGTCAGATATCCTTTTTTCCTCCATTCATCTAACCGCTGTTGATTATTGTCCCGGTTATATCGGGCTTCTGGTATCCATGAATGAGTTAAAAAGAATATCTCCCCGTTATCAAGCGGAAATTCTAAACAAGCGCTGGTAAAATCCTCAGTTTCGGACAAGTCATAACCGCCGACACATTCCCGGCCCTTCAGCAAGTCAATGTCAATTTCTTTGTTATTTTTATTGATCGTAGCAACATCAACAAATGACAGTTCATCCACATCACTGAAAATATTAAATTGCTTTGTTAACCAGTCGGCCAGCTCCTGCGGGTTTTTCCTATCCTTTTTGTAGTCTGTCACGAGGTTTACAAAGTCCATAAGGCCAATGTTTGGATTGGCTTTTATCCACATCCGCGGATCGTCCGCCTCTTCCGGCTTGTCCAGCTTCGCCAGATAATAAAAAGTCCGTTCGTCTAAATCATCTTCAAGGTTTTCAAGGCATTCTTTTCCCGCCTCAAAGAAATTCATTAACGGCCCATCTAAAACGTAGCCGGCAGTCGTGATATAAATAATTAATGGCTGCTTCCTCATACCCCTTGACTTTTTCATGACATTGATTAGTGCATAATCCACATATTCGTGAATTTCATCAAATACAGCAAAATGAAGATTTTCCCCATCTTTATTATTCTTTTCCGCTGACATGGCTTGCATTGTGCATTTCATAGTTTCGTAACGAATCTCACTTCTTAAAGCCTTAAAGCGTTTGTCTAAATATGGGGAATTCTCAATCATGGCCTTTGATTCATTGAACAGAATAGATGATTGTTTTTGTGAATTAGCCAGAACGTAAACATTGGCCCCGCGCTCTCCGTCAAAACCCAACATGTAATTAGAAGTACCTGAGATAATCGTTGTTTTCCCGTTCTTCCGGCCAACAAAATCCACGGCCTCACGGTATTTCCGAATTCCTGTATCTTTATGAACCCATCCAAAAATGGAGCCGATAACAAAATGTTGCCACGGCTGCAATACAAGTTGATCATGATCACCTTTAGAGGGTTTACATTTCTTTTCTATAAAGCGAATAGGCCGGTGTCCTTTTTCTTCATCAAAAACCCAAGGAAAATCATCTGTCCCCTGCCGCTCTAAATCTCTCATATGTCGTTTAGCAGCTAAGATATTTTCTTTTGATGCCGGGATTGATCCATCTATAAGCCGTTCTGCGTACCACGTTGTCAGTAATTCAGGATAAGGCTGGACAAGGATGCCGCCCCATGATTGTTGTTCCGCTTGATAATCAGCCCACCACTTGGTAAGCTCCGAGTAACTCATTTCAAGCAAGGGTTTAGAAGTCATCTTCTTCCTCTTCTTCCCCGCTCTCTAACTTAATTGCTAATTTTACACGCGCTGCCGGCGACAAGCCTAAATCTGAACCATACGCCCTCAGTTGCGCTGCCATATCTTTTTTACGCATAATAAAAGGGTTGGGCTTACCATCAACCCACAACCCATATTTTTTAATCTGCCTTTCAAATGAAATGTATTGAGAATACGCGTCACAATAAAAGGCTAAATGTGTGATATCGGCCTCATTGATCAATTCCACTTCTAAAAGAAGCTCGGTCAGCCGTTTAAATTCCTTTTTAGCAGTAGCAGACAACCAGGAAGGCGGCTCGATATTTTCGGCCCTCATTTTCATTTTCTCTTCATTTTCAATACGTTTTTCTAATTCGGCTTTCGTATAGCGGCTTTTATTGCCGTCTAATAATGTAAGTTTGGCACTTTTTGCAGGCATAGCCACCGTTTTCACCCTCTTTCGAAAAAAATTCATTTTCACCCTTTACAAATTGCGGCCCCCGATATACGATAAACCCAAGAGCATCAAGGCTTCGGCCGGGATGCTCTCTTCTGTTTTTCCGGGGCGAAAAATCTTCAAAATCGAATTTGTTGTATAGGAAGGGGCATACCGTTGTTTGAAAAGCGCATTGCCCCATGTTTAAAGGGTGGGGGGTATGTTTTAGCGCTTTTTTAAATGATTTCGTTGTTCCCGTAGAATTTGAAAACATTTTCGTTGCGTTTTTTCTTCTTCTCCCCACCGCTTCTTTCCGGGTGCTCCCTGTTGTGGCACTCTAAACAGATCGTTTCAAGATTATCAAGATCAAACGCCCGGCTTGGATCATCCCTTAGTGCAATGATATGGTGAACCGTATTTGCCTCCGTTATCAATCCACGACGCCGACACTCACAACACAAATAGCCGTCCCTAATCAGAACGACTTTCCTTACTCGCTTCCAGCGTGCTGTATTATAGATTTTGTCTAATTCGTTACGTTGTCTTGCCATGCTTATTCCTTTTCTGATTTACCTGAACAGACTACACACGATAAACAGAAGAACGTGAGCGCAATAAACCATGACGTTTCAAATGGGTGCGCATAAATTGTTTCCATGCTCTATCTCCTTTACTCAATATAATAAAAGCTTCCGTGGATAGCGGCTTAGGTGTTGGCATCCTTTCAGCGCATACCTCAGATTCTTTCCTAATTCCTCAAA